TTTATTGATGTCATTTATTGTTTTATTTTTGTTATGTAGTTCAGATATTATGTACCCTACATCCATAAAGTGTGTGTATTTATTTGTCCATTCATCACCAATAATAGACCCTTTGTGATATTTAATTAATAGACTTGTAAAACGTTCCAGTTGTTTTTCTGACATTTTATGTAATCCGTTTTTCAAGCTATCTCTTACATATCGACTATATCCAGAAATAGGATATTCCTCTGGTAATAACTCTGTTTCATTTGGTATTTCTACTTTAAATAAACTGCTTTTGTTAGAACCTTGTGCTTTACTCAATACCTCTTTATATAGTTTGGATACTTTTTTATCTTTGGCAAAATATAATCCCCAACCATGTGCTTGGTTGCCCTCACCACTACCGATAGCGCCTAAATCAAACTCATCAAAATCATGTGGTGAACCATGCCATGCGGCTTGATAGTATTGATAATTATATTGTTTGCGTAGCTTGTCTAAATCTTTTTCGTTTGGTATACTTACATTAAAGAAGTCACTAATGTGGTATTTCGCTTGGGGCAATGAGAGCCCCTCTGCCAGATACCAATTAGTGACTTTTTGTTCGTTTATATATAACGGCGTACCAAACTCAGGATTTTCCAAGTAATCTTGATACCATTTATTCTCTACCGTATCTTTTGTATACACACTATTAACCAAGCTATACACAATCGTGTTATTACGCTTGGTTTTATTTAATTGCATTGGAATTACAACATTTAAGCCGTTATCTGCTTTCATTTCCGCCATAACCACAATACTATCTTTTACCGTACTTGATTTAAAAATGGCAACAGGGTCAACTAATGCAAAAGGAAGTTGTTCCAATTCGTTTAGCGTAATTTCCGGGTGCTTTTCTTGTATATCCGCAATTTTAGATTGTTTAATTACAACGTCGTAGTCAAGACCTCCAATCATTTGTAATACTAATGGTGTGTCCATTATCTTAACAAATGCATTGGATTTAGGATTATATTCTTTTAATGTGTGAACCCATTCCGCTTGGTCTTTTGCCAATTTGACATCGCTTTGTTTAACTTGATTTAATCCTTTTTGCCCTTTTAGTTCGCCTTTCATATCAATACGAACAGTATTAAAATAATCCATAGCCGTATAGTTACCACGTCCTGCACGTCGCATAATATCTGCCATAACATCAGCATGTTGTGCCATGAGTAAGGCATTAGCTTCCGCCGTATCACGTTGTTTACGGTCTACAGTTTCATCACTCATTATGGATTTTAGGGACTGATACACCTCATAACCGGATTTTGATAATTGCATACGTAAGGCGATGTCATTATCTGCCAATTCAAATAGCTTATCTCGCATAGATTCTAGCGACTCAATCTGTTTAAGCATATGTTCCATATCAGCATAATGGGCACCTGCCTGATTAAGTGCTTCCGGATTATCCGCTAATGCATTTTGCGTACGAGCAAGGCTAGATTGATATGCCATTCGTCTACGTTCAGAATTAGAACGTGGTGGCTTATTTTCACCTAACCATGTTGGATTTACGCCGCTAATACGTGCGGTTTCTAAATCGGTATCCATAGCATCGAAATCGCTTGTATATTGCTCCCGATATTGTTCGGTTAATTCCTTATACACATTATTAAATGTTTGTTTAATATGTGTTGGATCCGCAAGAACTATATCAAGCATTTCCTTATCTACATCGGATGTTTCATCAAAGTAGGAACGAATAATATCATTCTTAACACGCTCTGCACGCTTTTCGGTATCATCCTTAACAAGGTCTTTCATAGCATGGACTTCTTCTTTTGCACGTTCAAGCGTTTTCATGGATAATCCGCCACGTGTAAAATAAGAGGATTCTTCCAATGCCTTAACTGTTTCTTCCGATAAGCCACCGCTTAATTGTGCATACGAGCCAATTGGAATTTCAATCGGAGCATCGGCGGTAATTGCTTTGGATACATCCTCTTGTGTAGTAAGTCCTGCATCTACCATATTGCGGATAGCCGTTTGACCTTCTTCGGTTTCAGCCATTTCATTGACATTTACATAAGCCGTAGATACGCCTATATTATCTCCCTGAGCTTGTACGATTTTACCGTATAGTTCAGGGTTTTCTTTTGCCAAATTATTAACTGCAGCATCGTTTTTTAAATTCTGCATGATAACATGGCCATTACGGTTTTGTTCTTCCATAACAGCCATATGTTGTTCTTCTGGTGATAACTTTTGAAAGTCTTTAAAAGCTTTCATTGTACGGGCACCACTAATGCCACCACCAATTACACCGAACCCAACAACGGCAGGTAGTGCTTGCCACATAGCCTCACCAGCACCAATGAACATATCACCTGCAGAATATGGACCCTCTTGATCATTCGATTTACGCCATAGGTTATGTTGTAATTTTTCGTTGACGTCTTGCAAGCCTTCCTCAAATAATTCTGGAGCGCCAGCCTTAATAGAAGTCTTGGCTACCTGTGCAGCAGTAACACCAATACCACGATTAAATGTCTCAGCTGCATTAGTAGTCCCTCTTGAAACTGCATTAGCAAGTGCGGACTTAGGAGCGATTTTAGATGCCGCTTTACCAATAGCACGAGTGGCCACAAATTCAATACCTGCATCGATTGCAGCAAATGACATGGCATACTCTTTCGCTTCTTCATTGGAATATACTCGATTTCCTTTTTGGTCACGTTTACCAATCAATTCAAGATATTTGTTGCCGAATGACATTTTATACATCTCGTACGCCATATCAGCAGAACCTAACCATTTAGCACCGGTCATTGCAGTAGGTATAGCAGCAGAGCCACCACTAACTACACCACCGCCAATACCACCAATAACACCGCCTACAATAGCACCTGTGCCACCTTGTTTGCCCATCATATAAATTTGGCTAGCGGTTGAACCCAATACTTCTTGTAATGGACTTCCACCATCTGGGCGCCTGTAATTTTGCAAGTTATTTTGTAATCGATTAACTTCAGCAGTTAATTCACTAATCTTTTGTGGGTCAGATTCATAAGCTAAGGCAAACCCAATATCACCTAATTTCATTTGGTCATTCATTGCCCAGATGCTTTGTTGTATGGAATCAAATATACCTTTTGTGTTCTTGATTGATTCGATATTATTTAATGCTTGGATACCTTCAGCTTGCGAACCATATTTTACTTTGTAAAGCTCTGGGAACTCATCATAAATATCTTGTAAAACTTGGCCACGTTCTGCACGTCTAGACAAATAGTCAGCACGTTCAAAGGCTTTATCATCACCAAACATGACAGTATCTGCACCAATATTTAACGTCTTGGCAATCCGTAAAGCTTCATTAGCACGTAATTGATCATTGTTATATAAGAATAATCGGTCTGTGTTGCTAACAAAACTTGCAGATAAAGCATTAGGCAATGATTGTCCTAATTGTCCTATCGCTTGGAATGTATTTCCCTGTTGCCCAAATGGAGATACCGTTGTTGTACCATCATCATTGGTAACGCTGATAGGAGTATTGGCGATTGTAGATACTGCATCTGCTGTGCTTTTTGCAATATCAGATACAGTATCTATTCCTTTACCGATAGCTTGTCCAACTGGCGTTAATCCACCTACAGGGTCAGATTGAACACCAGCATTAGCAGTAAATGAACGAGGGCCTTGTCCGTACCCTCTTATTAACGCTTGAAATTCATCACGTTCTTGTTGATTAATATCAGCCATTTGTATATCTCCGTTGTAATGCATTGTATTCTGATTCGTAAATATCTTGAGTGGAGCCATCACGATATGTTACTCGGATATAATGATTTCCTACAGGTTCAGCATGAACGATACCAATAGCTTGATTACTTGCACCGCTTATTGTAGAGGAATAATCATCTCCGTCACCAAAGTATGGCTTGCTCGTGCTACGTAATGTACTTGTTGCGACTGCAGCATCGAAGATTTCATCTTTTTCCGCATCTGTAGGTGGTCTATGATGTTTAACCTTAAATTCCTCAATACGTCCCGCCATTTCTTGTTTAACACCATACTTAAAGCTACCTGCCAATGTCTTATCTTTTGGCATGACATCAGCTAATTTGTATTCGTACGGAGTTAAATCAATATTGCTAGCTTTCTTGTTGTTATCATCTATTTCAAGTAACGATGCATCAAGTTCATCATCCATAATTTTATTTGGCAGCACTCGTTCCGCATATGCTCGTGTTTGCTCATACGTGTGAGATTTTGCATACTGCTTAATCCCCCATTTTTCTTGAGCGGTCATCTTTAAACCTTTTTCGTAGATTCTATCTAGTTTAGGTCTTTCACTTGCCATTTTGCCACTCCAATATTCTTGCTCTTCAGGAGTTGTGGCACCAGCCAATTGAACCTGTGCATATTGGAATGCACCGCTTACATCGCCATTTGCTATCTTTTGATTTAAGATTGTTTGCCCTGCTTGTAAGCGATCATTAATAGCAATCTTTCTAGTTTGCTCTTGTAGCGTGTAATAATTTTTATAAGCGGTCTTAGCCTCATCTTCAGCTTTCTTGATTTGGTCTTCGGAATACTTAGGACTACCACCGCTAGCCATAGGTGCGTTCCTCATACCTGCGGAATAATTAGACTCAGAATCAGTATAATAAGAATTTTCTTTTAAAATATGCGCCCATGTATCTACATCATTTACATCTTTTAAACCATCATAATGTCTTAAAAAACTTTGTACATAATCATCTGCAAATTCCTCATCTGTTTTATACACCTTGTAATAATTAGTACCATCATCTCGCTGACGATTCTCTTCACCGTTTGGTTCTGATTGTGTCAACCCAGCATAGTTTCTGTTTTCTGTTTGTAACTTACCAAAGTTAGCACTACCGCCCGTTTCGTGGAAAAGCTGACGATACACCATTTCAGCATTATATCCATATTTTTTAGAGATATATTGGGCAATACCCCATAAATGTGTGTCAGCACCAGCACCACTTTTTAATGCCTCTTCATTTTGAGTTTCCATCTTTGCTCTGACATACATGGCAGCACTATTCATGCCAGAGTTTAAATCATGGCCATACATTTTATATAACTTAGCATATGTATTATCATCATTAACTAATTTGTTGATGTTCATTTGGTTAGACATCTTTTTATATGGAGTCAATACACTTTCGCTAACTACACCACTTAATGACGATATTAGATTTTCTGTTCTGGTGGAATCGTTTTCTGCAACAGCCCTATCGAGTAAATACTTCCCTGTCTCATCTGTATTAGCACGGATTTTTTCATTGATCTGTTCATCATCCAGTCCCAATTCCTTGCCAGTAGACCGATACAAATCACCCATCAATGTAATTGTTTTCATTTGGTCAGCCATATTGTCAGACCGAATAGCAGAATCACGAAGGTTAGTAATTTGATTTTGCGTAGCTGTACTTAACGCCGTTTCATATTGACCTCTTGAATATTTGGATATGTTATTGTAATCAGTCGTCTTAGACGTTTCGACAGCTTTCGTAAAGGCATTAATAGCATCATTCGTTCTGAATTTATATTTACCCATAATTTCACGTTGTATTTTATCTACACCGGCATTATAGTCAGGCAATATAGATTGAGCATTCATTCCTTTTCGATTCATCAACCCATCTTTATCATCATTCAGTAATTGGTTAGTACTATTATTGAACTCATTGATAGCATTGGTTACATCGATATAATCTTTTCGTTTGTCAATTTCTATCCATGTGTTGGTTGCATCTTGCAAAGCTTTATTCATGGCATTTAGACCACTTACGTTACCACCGTATGCCATTTCATTACCGGATGCTTGGGTGCCGCCTTGAATCGTATTCAGTTTTTGTGTCGGATCATAACTAGCAAATTTCATATCCTACCTCATTTTGTAATCGCGTTTAACAGTTACAACTGGGCCTCTATCTGTGTATCCTACAGGGTCACCACCATATGTAGTCGTCATTTTAGGTTTGGCATATTGTTGTTTAAGACTGTACATAGATGATGCAGCACCAAGAATGCTGCCTACCATTGCCAAATTGCCTTGCCGTCGTGCATTTTTAGCGGAAGCACGTGCGGCATTAGCCTCATTCTGATAGTTCATACCATTCAAATATTCATTGTAAATAGCATTATTCTTGTTTTGTTCCCAGTTATATACATCTTTATTGTATTCATCATAACTAGATGCCATTAACTGTAATGGGGACCCTGCCATTTGCAATCCACCTGCCCCTGCTTCAGCCGCATTCGTTCCAGCTACAAGACGCATACGATTATCCATCTTTTCCCGCTCTTGTAGTTGTTGCATGGCAATTTGCTCTTGCTTGCGGTCAGATATACGCTTATTAGCTTCTGCCGCTTGTGCCTGTGCGTTATACATAGCAGATTGTGCTTTAGCTTGTTGGTTCTGAGCAATCAACCCTACGCCAGTACTAACTGCGGTTAAGATTGCCGCTGCGGGTAAGCACATATGAAATCCTCCTTCTTGAGAGTGAATAATTCTAAATCACCAACCTTTACAGTTGGATGAATCACGGCCCCAATCGATTCGAGCCATCGTTTTGTTTTAATGTTTGTTGTGTGAACGTAATTGAATAGCCATTCACGAGTTTCTAACCATTCAGCGATGACTTGATTACTCAATTTAATAAAGCGCATCTGCCACCGCATATCGTTTTCTAATACCTTGTTACCAAGAAAATAAATTCCATACATTCCGTTAACCGGTTCTTTCGCAATCCCATACACACAAATAGCCACGTCGTCTTCTACAACGACATGGCTATCATAATCAGATTTACAAATCTCGGAACAGAAATCCTTGAAGGGATATAAACGATTCACCTCTTGGACTTCTATAGCATCTATCGCCCTTAGGTTGACTTCTAGGTCATGAATCAATTTATCTCGCCGTGTAGGCTCAATTTCATCAATTTTAAAGTCCCGGTACATCTCTTAATCCTCCGCCAATTTCAACTATGCGAGTTATTGATAATAAATTAAATGGGAATGGATCACTATGCTTTATACATATCGATGTATCAGTTGAATAATTTATACCCATCTTAGGAAGTATTACCGGCTTATCTCCTGTAAATAACTTATCCGGTGGCAATGTAATATCATCCATACGTTCAAATGTACGGCCAACTTTACCGCCAAATGATTTATACATACGCAATACAACTCTTGATACCGTGGCAACTCGGCCTTGTAAAGTACCGTCTTGCATTTGCATTTCTACAGACGGAACACGAATTTTAGAGGTAAACGGTAATCCGATTTTGATATTGCTACCACTGACGTTTAATTGTAATAAGCCATCATCTGGCACAACCACATCCGGTTGTTGTTTACCATCAATTACTACTTGTACAGTTTGACCACTCAAATGAGGAATGTTAATGCTATCAATTGCATTACTCGACTTAAATTCGGCATAACAATCAAGGAATACATTCACATCATCGGAATACAGTGGCACCATACGCTCAATACATTTTACTTTTTTACCTTGTAATGTACGTTCAACAAGTGTATATAAACTATCCTGTTCACCCTCAGACACGGATTCGCAATACAGATACTTACCATTAGTCACAAAATGTGACCAACCATATACCTTTTGCTCTGGTATATACGTTAAGCAATTAATTTCCCCATCATTTCTGATGTAGTAAATAATACTGTCCGGATCCTGCGCATACGCACTGGTGATAGTCAAATACCCTCTAACACGTGTTTTAACAAATAACGTGAGGTCTTGCCCTGTATAGTTATCGGATTCATAGCTATACCCCATATCATGAACAGTGCCGCCACGTTCCTGTACGAATACGCAACGGTTACCAATAAATTGCGGTTCACACGATAAGGCCCCTCGTTGGGTTTGTGTCTTTAGGTTGCAATTAGTAGTGGTAATTGTCTTATCACCGCTAACAATCCATTCATTCCCACTCGTAAGAATGATTAGATCATTAGCCGGCACGAGATGACGAATCTCATACATCTTGCGATTAATCACCGGCAAGGTAATCGAGCTATCGTCTGTGATAGTACCTTCAACCTTTTCAACGCCAAAGTTTGGATAGTCGCCCGTACGGCTCATCCAAATATAGTTAGGGTTCTTATTGGTAGCCGCTACTACAAAGCGGTCTTGATAAAACGTACATAACTTAGGATATCCATTACTACGGCCCCAACTACCCATCTTCCATTTAGAGGTAGCTTCATTTTCAACAATACCATTTAAAATATTAATCTTCATGGTTTTAGCATCAACAAATTCTTTAAATTCGATAATGCCCCATGTATTGTATGGAAGAATTGACAAATCAACATTACATTCACCACTTTTTTTGTCTGATTGAATACGTAGCTTTGCATTCGGCTCAATCTTGCCGGCATCCGTTACGTTATAGTCATTGTTAGAGGAATATGTACGGTAATCTTTCCAAGTCGTCCCATTATTTGTGGTAATTTGAAGTTTAACGGTACCAGTCCATGTCCCATGCGTTGTAAATTTCCAAGCTAAGTCTTGGTCTGTGGAGTAGTATTCTACATTGTAATTAATGTTGTTGTACTCATTCCATTTATGAACACCGCCCATAAATGACCGTTTTTCTTTTTTCTCTACTACAACACCAGTATTCTTTGTATGAACAGCTGAAACAAAATAGCCTAGTTGCATGACCATGCCGACCATATCCGCATTGAATAGATCTTTACTAGAACGTACTGTATCCCCCGTTACCGTTACAGTAGAATTAACATCTGTATTGATTGTGTCATATGGCTGTTCAGTTAGTTTATAAGCTTCAAGTCGCCAATCTGTGTCAGAATACCTAGATAGTGTTTGAATAGGGTACTTTCCACTACAGATGAACATAACGTCACCAGATTGACTGCAGTTCAAATCAAATAATATATCGCTAGTGAAAGGAGTCGTAACTTCGATACCGGTATAAACTCCGTAGTTCCACACCCGAATATATTTGTCGCCAAACTCGAGCATGAAGGAATTATTAGTATTTGTCGTAAATTCAAATAATCGTGTTGGCTTGTCGCTATATTTAACTTGCCCTACATATTGGCTGCCTTGACGTTTAGCAACGGCTCCATATGGACGAATAACCACATTCTCCGCCTCTAATAAAGCACTTTTGTATTGCTCTAAATCAAATCGACTCGATACATCCGGTGATACTTCACCAGTTGTAAAAGCTAATTGTGATATATAGATAGGATTACCCATTACCATGCCCTCGCCTTCACATAATTAGATATATACACTGTATCTTGCTTACGTTCTTTAGCATTCATACCTTTTGCCTCTTGAACTGCAGCTTGATACAATTTGTATGCTTGGTCAAACAATCCTCTATCGCCAGTTAATGGCATAGCTAATGCGCTAGCCAATTTACACTGCAGCATATACAAGGATATAGAATCCCAAACGTCTAAATCTGTAACATCATATATATAATCAATGAATGCCAGTGGCACATCGCTCACTATGCACTTTTTGTTATTTCCAATATTAAATATGTTGTATTCCGGTTGCGATTCCGCATGAAAGCGATCGCCTTGTGGAATAACTCCTAATATCCGAATGCATTGTTCCGGATACGCATATACATAATTCCACCCATTAATTTTATGAGCGGATAATACCAATCTTTCATTTTTACGAGCAAAATTCCATTCAAATTGTCGCAATACCAACTGTCTAGTTGGGTCATATTGCATACGGCATTGACGGCCTTGCTCGGTTTCTTCTTCAAGTGAATAAAGCAATCCTGCATTAATTAATGCAAGTGCTTGATTGCAGATATCAGTAGGTGTCATATTTCCCCCTATATGGTAATAGAGGGATGCATAAGCACCCCTCATATTGTCACTTATTCTTCCGTAGTATCGGTTTTCTTTTTACCACGACCACTGCCTTTAGCAGCTGGTTTTTCTTCAACAGTTTCTTCAACAGTTTCTTCTGCGATTTCATCTACTGTTTCTGTATCAGAAGATTCATCTACTTGTTCCGGTTCAGATGGTTCTGTTTCGTTTTCACTTACCGGTTCAATTTCTGTAGATGGATTTTTGTCACCCGGTTCTGTTTCATTGCCCGGTTCCTTATCTTTAGGCTTTACGTTTCCTACAAATTCAAAACAATCTTTTCCGAAATCATTGATCACATCTTCCGGAATATCAATTGTTTCGCCCTTATCAACAAGGCCGTGCATCGTTAGGTACATTTTTTGTTTAGTTGTTACTAACATAATTACACCACCTTATCGAGCAATATTTGTATCAAATGTGAGGAATGCGGTAATAGTACCCGCAGTCATGTTATTAGCATTGATGCGAATAAATTTTTTCGCTCCAGCTGGAATGCGCATTACGCGTTCTTCGCCTGCTTTAGCATTAGCAGGAAGTGTAACGCCGGTCAACAATTTAGCATCAGCCATATTTTCCTTATCAGAAGTATACACATTAAATAAACCTGTACCGGTTACATCAGCATCAATACGAATAACCATCCAAGGAGCGACAACAGCGTCGCCCCCTTCACCATTCATTACTACTTCAGAGTTTGTGTTAGCTGTAATAGCCTTCTTCCAGAAAAATACATTTTCTTTATCGATCATCATAACTTGGTTACCCCCTATTATTTAACTTGTTGTTCACCAATAATTAATGCATCAGTACGACGTACTGGAACGTCATTGAAATCAACAACGATTTTGCCCGGTTCTTTACCTGCTGCAGTTTGATATTGGTGACCTTTGTTAAGTTGTTTACGTAAGAAACCACGAACAGTCTTGTTCATATACCAAACTGGACGACCCATACCAAGGTTAGGAATTTTTTCTTCTGCATCAATCATCAAATCGATAAGGTCAGCACCTGCAGATACGTCTTTTGTAAGTTTAGATACATCAATGTTCGCAATACGAACTGCATAGCGCCAATCACGTACTGTTAAACCCAAATCCCAAGAATAGTGAGTTTGGTATGCTTTATACTTTTTACCTTCAGCGTCAAGCGCATCAACTACACCATCATTTTCCATTGTGAAGCCCGCTTTGCCGCCCTTAGGATAGAAGCCATACATTGTATTAGGGCCCCATACGCAAAGCCAAATGGAAGTTAACTGGTTACCGGTACCGCCTGCATCAATAAGGTTTTCTGCGGAGCGAGCCGTTTTATCATTGTATCGTGGTGCTAATCCGATAAATTTTTCAGGCTCAGCTTTAGAACCATAGAATAAAGTAGATGCCATTTCTTGGTTCATAGATTCCAAGAATGCGCGATCTTCTTGTAAGCGGAATTCAGCAGCATTGTTAGAAATATCTACCAATTTACGGTCAACAACTGCATATGCCTCGAGCATGCCGCAGGCGTCTGTAATTTGTGCTGTTTTGGATTTATCTTGATTTACACCGCTATTAAATAAACGCCAAGTTGCCTTTGGTAAACCAGTACGAATGGTAGTCATATTACCAGTTTGAAGATTCCCTTCAAGCATTGTCATATCAGTTAAAACTTCATTGGTTTGGTTCATCATTTCAACAATTTTATCGAGATGACCATCACCTTTTACACGTTGTGCTACATCGAGCAAAGTAGGATTTAATGTTCCAATTGCCATTTATTTTTCTCCTTATTTCTTCATGTCACTATAAATAGATTCAGCCAGTTGTTGTTCAGTTGTAATTTCATGACTGCCTTTAGAATTGCCCACGCCCGGGTCTTCCTGAACCATTTCACCAACGGCCGCAAACACCTTAATCATGTTGATGTTGTTATCGATATGACTATCAACAAGTAATTGACGTAATTCTGGTACCGCTTTAGTTAGTGCTTCGATGCCTTTACCTGCGAGGGCTACAGTTTCATCGAATTTGCCGCCCAATTCCTTTTTGGCGTTTTCATAATCCGCTTGTTGTTTTTCAACGATTGCTTGTTCTTGCTGCTCTTGATAAGCAGTCAAGATGTTCTGTGCATACTGACTGCCAAACTTGGCTAGTTCAACAGCCTGTTCTTGTGTAGCACCGACTTGGTTAAGTAGTTTGCTAAAGTCTGCGGATACAGTTTCATCAAGTTCAGTACCTTCAGGGAATACATCCTTGAAGTCATAAACCGTTGGTTCAGTAGGTGGCGTATTATCACCGCCTAGTGCAGATTGATTACCTTCACCATTTGGATTAGCAGGTGGTTCAGTAGGTGGCGTAGGATTGTTTAGGTCCGGATTCGTGCCCGGTTCATTGCCAGTCATGTTATTGTTAGCACCCATAGTTTCTTCAGCCATTTTGTTTCTCCTTATCGACTAAATTATTAAAATATTCTTGTTGCCCAATATATTCGAGCTGTGCTTGGTGGTACTGTTTAACGCCATCGACGCCTAATTTGTTTAGGTCCCCATGGAATAACAGCCCTACCTTGCGTTTTCCTTCGTTAAAATATGTCTCACTGTTGCCAGTGAACGATTGCTTCAATATGCCTGAGCGATCCATTAACCGACAAAAAAACCACCTACCTAGCTCTGTGCTAAGTACGTGGTTAAGAGCCTGCATATCTCGCTCTTGCATATAATCTTTAATTGTCTTCATCTAAACACCGTCCATTCCTAGCCAACTCTGTAATGCAGGGTTGCCATCATTGGCGGCGTCTGTTGCTTGCTTAGCTGCTTGCGCCATTCCCGGTGCCAATTGAGCCGCTTGCATAAGTTGTTGTTGCTGTTCCTGTTCAGCCTGTGCTTGTGCTTGCTGTGCCAAGATTTCTTGATACTCATCATCCGAGCGAATAATCTTAGCAGGTACGCCCAAGTTAACTCCGTATGTATTGGCCGCTTCCTCAAAGTTGAATTTGTTAACGATGTTAGGATTAGCCTGTGCCAAAGACATGATGAACGCAAAATACTGTTCGATGTTTACCAACGAACTCATCTTTTGCGCTTGAGCCAATGGTGAGATATATTCTATCTTCACCTCTTGACCGTTTAATTGGTCTAGAAGTTCCTCATCCTCAACAGGTGGAAACACACCGGCACGATCTAGGACCGCATACACACGTTCAATAATTGGGTTCAAGAACTCAGATAGTAACCGTTCAACCACAGGGCCTAACTGTTGCAATTTCTCTTGAGTACGTTCCATAACTTCACGAGCCGTCATCTGGCCCTTGTCGATTTGGTCTAGCATCAAGAATAAATCCGCACTATAAGCTCTCTTGATTGAATCCTCTGTTACTGCAATCTTATTTTGAATATCTTGTAAATTGGACTGAACTGCGAACATCGGTTCAACTTTATGTTGCCCCTCAATTTCCGTAATACCGCCCGGATATAAGTTAACCGTACTAATGACATCAGATGGCGCTTGCATTGGAGGCTTAACGCCCAATTCAACAGCTGTCAGATAATCGAATTCCAACTTCTGCAACATTTGTGAATCTGGCTGAGCGAACCATGCGGCGCCTTTCCCGTAACCATTCAAGTCCATTGACGTATGTCGAGCAATTGGAATTGGCCACTCTTCAAAGCCACCATGATACAAAACTTCATCGCTATTGCTACCTTCAACCCAATAGATAGACGAATACGGCATATTACGACGCCCTAGTTTCTCATTACGGTCTTTGTTAGGCTCCACCAACCAATTGACTGTGAATGACTGCTGCAAACTATTGCCGTTGTCGTAAATATTTTTGATATTATCCGGACAATTCTCATATCCAAATTGCTCAACAATCTGATCTACTGTCATTTTGTATTTACGACCAAAGATATTTACGGTTTCCTTACTGTTGGTACTAATAGCATAGGTTCCTATCGGATATGATGTGAAACGAACACCAGATTCAGAATCAGCAAATATTCCCATAGGAGCTTGCCCCATGGTTAACTCCATGTAAACTTGGTGAACTACGCTGTAGAAATTGGATTTAGCGAGGACCGCATACAAGATTTCCTCTCGTTCATCCAATAATTCAGCGACTTGGCTATTTGCTGCTACGTCGATATTCTCCATGGTTAACTTAAACCACTTACGGCTCGGAGGCGTTAAGCCGCTCATGACACCACTGGCAAATATCTGACAGGATTCCCAAGCTACAGGATTTAAGATTTTACCGTTGTAAGGTTCCGACTGGTCCTCTTCACCATCAAATTGACCAATGAATGGCAACTGATAGTCACGCAACTGCTTCCATTTGTTCACGTATCGTTGCTGTGCGTTAAATAGTTGCGAAAACTTCTTTCTCAACTTCGTATAATCACACCTAACAGGCTTAATGCCTTCCGTAGGTTGTCTAGCTAGTAAAGATTCCATTTCCGCCATGCTATCCCCCTAAAATTGATTTCTGACCGCTCGCAGTCGGACCTAAGATAGTTGATTCAAAGCCACGTTTAAACTTGCGTTTAGTTTCTGCCATTTCCTCACCAGTCTGATTACTCATATTCGTCTGAATAGTCGGAGCTGGAGCAGGTGGTGTATAGTTAGCAGATGCACCTTTCATACACATCTTTATCCCTCACTTTCTACAATTAAAAAGGATTGTAACTTGTATTAGCTACAATCCTATTGCCTTTTTCGCTTTTTTTAACGACGCGCGCCGCAAACGTCAAGGCGAGAGCGTCCCCTTTGTTTGGAGATGGTAACCCTCGGTCTTTCATATCTTTTTTACTTTCGAGCTGAATATGACCATTCTTATCAATGATCGCTTCCGGCCCTACAATGTCATCGTAAAGTGCTTGGTCATTCGGTGGTATCGAGCCGCCTTCACGAAGCCACTCTTTCATCTGTCCCCACATGTAGGCCCTCATATTAAGATATACAGGGTCATTACTCTTACCGCCAAACTCAATTAACCGCCATTTGCGGCCTAATTGCTTGCCAATGGAATATATCCCTGTGCCGTACCCCATATCAATGAATACGGCATCAGCTTTGTATTCGTCCTCGAACTGAGCGATGAGTTGAGCCATGAGCCAGTCATCGTCATTCTTAGGAATAGATGCAAGCGACTTCATATAGTAGCCTTGCCGCATTACTATTTCTAAGGAATCTGAGCCGGTCCATGCCGGGTCAACACCAATGATTACTGGTAAATGGTCAAATGCTCCCGGCTTATAAGATTGCTTTTGTGCCTTATCCGCAATTTCAGTAGAGATAAACTGCAAATCTGATGCGGATGGGAACACACCACGAACACGAACTTTGAAGAAGTCAGAATCTTCACCGTAAGCCTCTAACCATTCTTCTATCTTAGATTTGTTAGAAATCTTAACCGTGCGACTGTCAATCTGATATGTATTCCAGAATTTTCTATACTTCCGAAAACATTCACGGAATCGACCGCTATTACGAGTAGGGTTACCAAATGCACACCAAATAATTTCAGTGTTAGCATCTGTAAGAGCCCCTTCAGTAACTTCCCAAATGACATCATCAATCGCCGATGCTTCATCAAATAGAACCAATATCCGATTGCCTTGATTATGAAGACCGGCGAATGATTCAGGGGAATTCTTACTCCAAGGAATGGCATCGATACGCCATGTTTTTTCATAATCTTTATCGCTACTGAATATAGCTGTGGCTGTGTAGGTAAACAAATCCTTAGCAATAAACATATTGTGCCATTTGCTAAGTTCTGGCCATGTTTTAGTCCGGAGCTGACCTTCCGTATTAGCAGTAACTACGCCACGAGTATTCTCATGAGTAGATATGGCAAAATGAATAAGCCATGATATCAGTGCTGATTTACCGATACCATGGCCAGAAGCTACCGCCTCTTGAATAGCGGTTTGTAAGTCCTTTCCCTTCTTTAATTGTTCGCCGATGTCTTTTAAGATTTGTATTTGCCATTCATCGGGACCTTCCATATTTTCCAATGGTGTCCCCGGTTCTCCCCAAGGATAGGCAAAGTATACAAACGCTAACGGATCATGTGTAAGAGCACCTAATGCCTCTATTAACTCGTCATGTTTTTCCATTAGCCTTCTCCCGTGCAGCTTTCAATTTATCCATAGCAGACACCGTAAGCTCACCTTTGACATCGATATTTTTAGTATCTCTCCATTTTTCAGGATTGCGGTTCTTTAGCCAGAATATCTGAGCTGTAACATCTGGGGGCTGTTGTTTCTTTACAACTTTAACAAGCTTACCATTCTCGTATGTTTTCTCTTCATATTCGTAACCTATAGCACGTTTATGCAATGCATTTTCAACTTCAAGGTCAATGACTTCCTTACCTCTTTTAAGGGACTGCAGAAACTGTGGCGAACTCTTTTTCCAGTCATATAAAGTTCTAATCGAAATCCCTATATTTTTTGCTATTTGCTCATCAGTAAGGCCATCACGAGCCCAACCTTCTGCACGCAATAAATTATCTGGGTCAGTTAGCCAGTTTTTTCTATTTACTCGCAATGGATCATCACCTCACTTTAATGTATTACCGCCCTTGCGTGTTAATTTCCCATTCTTTCTTACACATAATCCACATGAATTTCTACTAGCACTTGAATGCGTAATATAGGATTGACATAAGTCATCATAGAATATTTCATTGGCCGTGCATATTCCATTTTTATTATTCAAGCATTTGTGCTTGATGCAGTGTATTTGTGTCATAATTATTTTTGGTAGCAAAAAAGGCACATCAATTACGATGCGCCTTTTTGCGTTTGGTACTCTAAATGCTTAGGAGATGAACTCATGTTCTTCCACATACAATATATCATAGATATGGGGGGCTTAAAAGGTCGGAATTAGCCGATTTAAGCCGATTTAAGGCGGAGTTTATAACCTAATTCAAGAAGAGCCAATTTCTTATATTCTTTTCCCTGAGATTCACCATATCCCACAAATGCGTAAGCCTCTTTAGCCGACATACCATTAATATATTGTTGCATGAGAATAATGGATCCAAATGTATTCGTTAACGAATCTATCATATGGCAAGCATCATCACGTTTAGTAAGTAGTTCATGAATCTGGCGTTTGTACCTCATTTCCATCTCAAGTAACCGGTTAATATCATCTTCAATACCAGATGGTTCACCGCCGTCTACTCGTTCTTTACCATAATTTACAGCCCGTAATGACGTGATATCGTTTTTAATGCGTTGGATATTACGCTTTAACGATTTAATTCGTAATGCTGCTTTACTTGCCTCATGCAGGTACTTATATGCTAGTTCACGATATTCCTTTTTGCTAAGTTCTACCATAGGACCACCACACAAACAATATTTAATACGAACAGAATACTACATATCACCATATCCCGTATTTGAGATCTAACAATTTTATGTAGTTGCATTCTATATGTATCAGAAACCATAAAGCGCTTTAACGCAGCAGCTTCACGATAAGAGTAATAGGACATTTTAAAAATAACCACAAGGTAAATCGCCAATAGAATGTTTATAATAACCATTTCATTCATGGGTATCACCTGCTAATTTTACATATTCAGGCGTGGTTCTATACATTCCAACTGTTTTTATTTGCGTCCAACTTGTACGTCCACCGCTGTAATAATATATGAAGCCATTTTTAAACTTAGCAAAGTGCATATTTACAACATCACCATATGATGTAGTAACGATTATAGGCGTATCAATCGTTACTTCCGACCAATTAACAATATTTAAACATTTTGTGATATCCAACACTTCATTAAGTTGCATTTCAGGAATTAACCCTACAAAAGCATCAGTACACTTTGTTGTACCACCACTGTTTGGGTCTATTTCATTACTCCCTATACGAAAAGCAGGCTTTTTTTGGGATAAGTACATACATCCATTACCTGCTTTATAATAATATAGCCACCCATCATCATAAAACTTTTGAAGTAACCATTTTCTTCCTTGTTCATCTGTGATCATACTTTTTCCACCTCTTCATATGTCATATCAAAAATATCAGGTTTGCAAGGATAAAATTCGCCTGAAATACCTTTAATAACATAATCACCTACACTAGCTTGCATTTGACCTTCTAAGGTATCAATAATTAATTTAGGATTATCTTTATCCCAATAATTAACTCTTACTTCTTTGCCTTTGCCATACATAAAATCAGATAATTCATGTAAACAGTCTATTGTATCTTCAAATACCATAGCTTCAATGACTACCGGTTTCTTTCTGTATTTTCTAATCATATTATTCACCTCTTATGATAGAGCGGATATTTCACCGCCCATACATTATTTAATCAAATATACCAACATCACCATTAAATAAATCAATAGCAAAATGCTCATAGCTATTAATCCAATAATGGCACCACATAGATCAATTCCTTGTTGTAGTCTTATTTTTTCGCTTTCACGTATAATCCTATACATTTATCTGCCTCTTTCTTATGTCGCATATTGCTTTTTCATATAAACGGCCAATTTCTTTTGTTACATCGCTAACAAATCTAGCCAATGAACTTGAATCAGATAATCCACGTTCAACAGTCAAACATAATGGTTCCTGATATTCAATAATTGCCACTTTTGTTTTATAGGAAAATCTTATGTTCCTTTTATGGATACAAATTTCAGGAATGACATCTTCACTACCTAAAGGCATTTTAAAGAATTTTGCGATTGCTTCACGTCGTTTTTCTTCAAAATCTTTTGCAATTTTCTTAATAACAGTTTCACATTCATCAAATGAATAATCGTTAAAATCCTGTCCAAAGTTATTCATATTTGTTTATCCTATTTTCTGTTAATATAATTGACACTACATTTATTGCAAGAACCAAAAATGTTTTAGCTACTGCCCATACACTTACGTCTAAGATGCCAACTAACCAAAGTACAGTTGCAAGTGCAAATGAGAAAGCTGTAATAAAAGAGGATGCAATTAACACGTAATAAATTATATACAAAAATTTTTTCATTTTTTGTTACCGCTAAAATAAGCTTTTTTTAATTCGCTTTCACCTTTAATGCATACATTTTTAGTTTTGTAATACACATCAACATATGTTTCATTACAGTCCCCATTGTGTGTAACTTCGATAAATTCTTCGATAGTTCGACCACTAACAATGGCTTTCCAGTTTTGTAAGGTTTTACAAAACCAAACAATGAACATATCTTCTGGTTCAACAGTTTGATAGCCTAAATTTTCAATCAACACTTTACGAGCTGCTTCAATTGCTTTTGTTTGTAATTCGTACATGTTTTAGTCTCCTTTATCAAATTCGATTTAACGCTTTCCACTCACTTAATGTAAAAGTAGAAATACTATGTTTCTTAGCAAATTCAAATTCACCTTTACAACCACGACTAGATTCCCAATCAGGACACAATACTAAAATGTCACAATGGCCAAGTAGACTTAAACAAATGTCTAACCCTCGTTGGTAATCGTCACCAGTTAAATATACATACCCAAAGTTATGAATTGGAGAAACATAGTCATGGCTGGTATCATTTAAAACCAAATCCCCCATGATCACATCAATCTTTTTACGATTGCTTTCTTTGCCCCCATATGGATGGGCGACATAGACTAATTTTTTCTTCATAGCATCAACCTTTCAACGTTTCAATATGTACCCAAATCCCTGTTACTGGATTCCAATACTTTTCTGTTATTTCACTACAAACTTGAGCATCATCATTCCAGTAATTCAACTTGGTCATACAGTCCTTAAATAATTTAATAAGATTATCTGTATCTGGCCGAGTGGTTTTCCAATGTGGCACTTTACAATTCGTTTTACCGAAACACCACTTGGTAACCAATCGAATAGGTCCCTCTAATGGTTCACTAGGAACATGATCAGCTAAACCAGCCAAAAATATTTGTTTAGCTTGTTTCAACTTATCGGATTCATAAAAGATAGGCTTACCATGTTGTGTATTAACCTGCTTAGTTTGATGTGTAACAGTAGGAACCTTTTTAAGAGGAATGAAAAATTCAATAATCAATAACCAATCCTCCTTTATTGAGAATTTAATTGATAATAACCAATACAATTTTCAAAGCCCTTTTGTAATGTAGGGTTCAACCTAAGGGGAAGAGGTAAGAAAAGGATGATTTTAGAAATCCTTTTCCTTACCCCCTTAGCTTGAATCCACCTTACATTGGGACACAAACAATAACAAACATACCTATATATATATATAAGGTGTGTTGTTACTATTGTTAACCTATTATAAATGTAAATATGTTAACAATCATCAACCTTAAATAACTCGCCTTTATCGATATTAAAAATTGGTGTTTCTCTTAAATATCGACGAACGGTCATTTCACTAACTTCCATAATTTCGGCTACTCGTTTAATATCTGCTCTGCCATTAAATCCATTTTCAGCAGCGGCAATATTAAAAGCATCTACCAATTGCTCTTTTTTCTTTTCTTTAATGGCCTGCTTGCGTTTATTCATCTTGTCTAATCCTTTAGACTGCGGGCTATCAAATTGAGCCATTGAAAGGAATCCGTTTGTATCCACTTTGTGAATAGGGTATTCAAACCATAAGTCCACCGGTTTAAACTTCGGATATTCTCGGAGTGTTCCTTCCATTCGCCATGCAGTACATTGGCTAGTATCAATAGGAGCATCTTGGAGTTTATCCTCGTTCATGTTCTCGAGTTCAAGTTCTAGTAAGTCAAGTAATGCATCTGGATCACGAGCGAATACACCGGAGCCGGATGCACGGTCCATAGACCGCTTACCAGTTTGGCTCCCCTTTGAATGGTGATGACAATAAATAACTGCGCATTTAAGTTCAGTACATACCTTGTCAAACTGATTACAAAAATTTGCCATTTGATCAGCACTATTTTCGTCACCTGTAATGACCTTGTAGATAGGGTCAATAATGATAGCCTTGTAATTACGCTTTTGAGCCCTACGAATTAACTTAGGAGCCAATTGGTCCATTGGTAAGGACTTACCACGTAAATTCCATATGGATATGTTCCCAATGTTGGTTGGTTGCTGTTCAAGGGCCTCGTATACATCTTTAAACCGATGCAAACAAGATGCCCTATCAAGTTCTAAATTGACATATAGAACCTTACCTTGTGTGCAGTCAAATCCAAACCACGGCTTACCTTCAGCAATGGAAATGCATAATTGAATTAGCGCAAATGATTTACCCGCTTTAGATGGTCCGGCAATGAGCATCTTATGTCCTTCACGAAGAATCCCTTCAATTAATGGCGGTGCTAGGTCTGGCATGTTATCCCATAATGCGTCAAGTTCTTCTGGTTCCGGTAAATCATCATTAACGGATGCGATCCATTCTTCCCATTCCTTATAATTTTCTTTGCCAATGTTAGTTGCCATAAGGAATTGGGGCTTACCGTCACGCATAACACCCGGCATTCTAGATAGTCGACTAGGATTACGATTCTTTTTATCTGGTTTAAAACCATTTTTTTGAGCAATGGAATATATAAAGTCAACACGCTTTCTGTATTCCTCATAGGAGTAAGCATCTACTTTAACGATTGCATGAATTGATTTACCACCACTAAATACCATGGCTGCAATTGGTAACTCTAATTGTTCAAGAATGGCTTTTTGCTTTCCGAGTGACATGTTGTCAGATTCTAAGAGCATATACCGAAATGCGGTTACGTTATCATTTTTAACACCTTTACCATCAATTGGATTAAACCGAATCCATGCGCCCATTTCTTTGTTAAAGCTGCCGAATACATTTTCTAATTGTGTCGTACCGTTAATACCATCTATGATTTGTTGTACCGTACGGCTATAATTTCCCATCGTAGGGGACTGTTTGCCGTCTGGCAAGGTAAATGTATTGACTACATATCCAACATACTCCTCTGGCTCAAATAACGTGGTCAAATAGGTAAGTATATCTCGCTTACGTTGCTCTAATGGATATGATTTAGGAATCGTAACATCGGATTCTTCTATCCAGTTCTTATCAACGACTTGATATTGTTCCGGAGTTGTGGCCAATACCATGGAGTCAAAACTTAATGCCTCATTATCAAGCTTACGTTTTGATGTCCATCCGTTTTCTTTTGCCATTTGAGTGATCGTTGCACCTGTAACAAGTTTTCCAGTATATCGACCAAAGGATTCCCATTTAGCAGCACATTCACCTTCATGGAATCGTTCTCCATCATCTGCAGACCATTCTTCCCATATAAACATAGGATAGCCCTCTTGATGGAGAGCAAGTCCTACGTTTAACCATTCCTCATAGGAGCATTGGTCAGGGTCTATATATTCGAGTAGTTCTCGTAAATCAATTTTGCTTTCCATGTTTACTCCTTACCATTGAGGAACGAATTCTTCTACAGGTGGCTTGTATGTAGTAGGCACTACACCTTTAGGAATGCGCCAACCACTAGCGCTAATACGGCTAATCATCTTAGATGCTTGGTTATTGGTCCATGTTCCCACATTTTTAAATCCTTTGTTTTCAAGGAATCTAATTTGTTTAGGGGTAGACAAGCCTTCTTCACGACGTTTTTGTAATCTATCAATGAGCATAGATGCCTTGCCAGCGTCTTCAATGTTGTCACCATTGATACCAAATTGCTCAAGAGTTTTCTTTTGACTATCTGTAATAGCGCTCATTTGCCAACCAAAGGCTGGAACATAATGAGTAAGGTCTTCGGCTTGAATAGAAAACTCGAATTGTAATGGATCAACAAGTTGTGCTTTTTTCTTGCGCATAGCAGCGAGTTCTTTTGCAAGTGCTTCTTCACGTTGAGCTAATACATCAGATTCTGCATCCCTTTCACATTCTTCAAGGTCCATTCCTTTTTCTTCAAGAATTTCCGTCATGCGCTTGGCCACATCATCTGACTTAGCGATTAAATGAGCCGGTCTACATAATTCGTGACGTTCTACGTGCCATAGAAAATCTAAAATTAATAGATGATCTTTACCCGGTGAAAGACGTGTGCCACGGCCTATCATTTGACAATACAAGGCACGAGACCGAGTAGGACGTAATACAATAACACAATCAACGCTTGGACAATCCCACCCTTCAGTGAGCAGCATTGAATTACAAAGCACATTATATTTACCTTCAGCAAATGCTTGTGTAATTTCTGTACGGTCTTGGCTTTTGCCATTTACTTCAGCTGCTTTAAATCCTCGCTCGTTAAGAATTTCACAGAATCGTTGACTGGTAGCAATTAATGGTAAGAATACGACGATTTTTCTATCTCTGTATTCCATTAATTTGTTGGCTATTTCCTCTAAGTAGGGCTCTAATACCCTACCGATATCACCTACGGCAAAATCACCAGTTGAAATCTTAACAGATGAGATATCTAATGTGAGCGGTAATGTTTGTACCTTAATCTTAGATAAGAAACCCTCTTGAATGGCTTTAGGTAACGTATATTCAAATGCTAAACTTTCAAATACACGCCCTAAATTTTTCATATCCGAGCGATCTGGTGTGGCCGTAACTCCCAATACTTGGGCTTGGTCAAAATAATTTAATATAGCTTGATAGCTACTAGATACAGCATGATGTGCTTCATCAATGATAATGACATCAAAGTACGTTTTACTGAACATTGACAATCGTTTGTCTTTGCATAAGGTTTGAACTGAACCTACTATGATGCGGTCCCATTGTCCAAGGCATGTATGTTCAGCCTTTTCCATTGCCGTTGTAAGCCTTGACGCACTCATAATTTTGTCAGAGGCTTGTTGCAATAATTCTTCACGATGCGCAAGGATAAGAACACGCTTACCCCTGCGAACCGCTTCCTCAGCAACTTTGGCAAAACAAATTGTTTTACCTGTACCAGTCGGAAGAACCAACAATGTTTTATTAACCGTTTCCCATTCATGCCATATCGAGTCTACAGCCAGTTGTTGATACGGTCTAAGTTCCATTAGAATGCACCGTATCCATTTGCTTGAGCATTAGGGTTTGCAAAGCATTTTTTAATTTCGTTACGAACGCCATTATTGCCATCATTTTTTACATAGCCTTGTTGTGTTAATTCACACATAGCGGATTTACCCATTAATTGGTCAGGGTCCGGATTGTAATTTTCACCTTTTTTAGCTAGTCCTACGGCCATAAATAGTTCTGTAACTTTCCAGATTGTAGATTTCGTATAGAAAAGGTTGTGAATCAATTTTGTTTTACCTTGATCACCACCATCTACTTCGAGTGTAATTTGAGCCTGTGGACAAGATGGCAACTTGCTACCTTCTTTAGGTTCATAGAATTTCTTTGCTATATCTGTGATTACAAATGGATACGTACCGGCTTCAAGTAACGTATATTCACGTTCTTCCGCTAAAATAGGTTGGTCAAATGAATATACTTCTTCTGCTTTACCGAATGTTTCAAAATTGCTTTGTGCTGTCATAATAATTAATTTCCTTTCTTAATTGCTTCAACAATATTTGGCCAGAATGGGATAATCCATCCATTAACGAATTCTGGATCATAATTTTCAAATGGTGTACCAGCTGGATATTTACCACGAGCAATAACTACCGATTGAACTTGTTCTAATGTGATTCCATCTTTAACCATTAAGTCTTTTAATGGTTTAGGAATAGCTGTTTCAACTAATGGTGTTTCGTTTTTGTTGGTGTCAACATTTTCCTGAGGTGGTGTTATTACAGGTTGTGTTGTAGTAACTTCCCCAACTTGTTCTTTAGTAGCATTCATTACTTCTGGAGCATATTCATTATTAGCGGCTTGTGCTAATTCTTGTGCTGCAGCAGTTGGCAGTACATTATCAGGAATAACATGAGCGATTTGACTATATTCAAATGGCATCATATCTGGTAATCCATGACGATTTTTAGCATCCCATGCGGGGTTATGAGTAGCGTACATTAAACGCTTACCATTGGTTGCTTTCTTTTTGTTTGTTTGAGTAGTAATGATTTCGTTTTTATAATTGGCAAAGAGTACCATGTCCGCCCACTCTTTAATAAGTGGAGACGTTTGACTTCCTGTCTTTTTGCCAAGTTTCAATTCAAAACGATCATATGCGCCTAACTCATCTGGCTGTTCAAACTTACGAATTTGAGCATGAGCAGTAAGTACTACATTCATACCTGCATTGATAACTTCATCAAGTAGGTTTAGGAAACGTCCCATTTCCTCACGGACAAATACATATCCGTTACCATATCCAAAATCTTCAATGCCAGATTTATCATGTTTAGCGCAGATATACTCAACGCATAGCTGTTCTGCCCAGTCAATCGTATCAATGACTAAAGTCCGATAGAAACCCGGCATTGTTGCAAATTCCTTAACAAAGGAAATAAGCATTTGCCATGATGTAGGCTTATCTGTACGAGCTACATCTAGATGGTCTGTGCTGCTTTCCGTATCGATAAATACAGGGGATGGAAAGTGACTGGCAAATGTTGTTTTACCAATCCCCTCGGTGCCATACACGACCACCTTTTGCGCTCGTTTTCGTTTACCGGTTGTAATATTCATTAAAATTCACCCCATTCATTTTCATTAACTGGTGCTGCTACATTACTGTACTCTTCACCTTTAATGTGTCCATCTTCAATAATGATCGAACACTCATCTTGGTTATTAGTAACACGAGTAGCAATGACTTGTAGGCCTTCCGATTCAAGCCAAGCCCCAAATTCTTTCATAGTGTCTACATCCATTTGTTCGAGCTTATCCATGAGCACAAATCCACACTTAGGATTTAAAGCTCTAACAATGGCCGTAGCCACTTTGAGCTGCTCAGCACCGCTCATGCAGTCCCATTGACGATCATTGTAAATAAGAACGCCATCTTGAATAGATAATCCCGGCAAAGGCATTTGTACGGATTCAAGCAGCTTATTTTTATCTTGTCTGATGGTTTCAAGTTCACCAGTCAAGTTGTCATAATCTGCTTTGTAATCAGCAGCTTCCTGCAATGCTCTTGCACGTTCTTGATTAGCACGTACCTTTTGATTGATGGCATCAACATTTTTGATTTGCTCCTCGAGTTCAGCTGTAGATTCATCTTCGAGGTCTTTCGCTGCCGTTGTTGCGATGTCGTAATCTTCCGCTAATTGTGCTTGTTTAGCTTGCAATTCTTCGAGTTTCTTTTGTGCTTCATCAACCAAGTTATTAACAGTAACCATTTGAGCTTGAATGGCCGACACATTGTTCCGCTTTTTTTGGTTCTCTGCATTTTTCAATAAGATGGCTTGTTGTTGTTGGATAAGTTCTGATGCGCTAATTGGTTCAAGTGGTACATCATCATAGCCAACTAACTCTTTAGCGTACTTATCTTTTTGATTTGCAATTTGACCTATAGAATGACGTTTTGCGTACACCTCTTGGTGTTTACCCTCTAGTTTATTTAATTCGTCTTCTACGCCCAATAATTTCAAAAGTTCATTTGCTTTTTCCTTGTCACTCATTTCCATGAACTTAGGAAGATCTAATGCTAGTTGCCCAATAAACCCATCTAAAATACGTTGACCAGATTTTTTACCTTCTGGATCTACGACTTTTAATGTGCTGCTATTACCACTACGTGTAACCACTAGCCCATTAGATAGCTTCACTTCTAATTTAGGTGGGTTGTAGCTCCCATCACGTACCGCACTAGATGGTTCAAATTTTGCACCGCCTAATGCCCAAGCAATGGCATCAAGAATAGATGTTTTTCCTTGTCCATTCTTTCCACCAATAATAGTTAACCCATTAGGTGATGGTTCATAAGAAACAGCTTTAACACGCTTTACATTTTCTAATTCAAATGAATTAATTTTGATTGATTCTCCCATGCATTTGCTCCTTATTCTTGAGTACCAGCCAATAACAAGTAATTGGTTAATTCAGATTTAATTGAATCTGTTTCAGATTTGATGGCATCTTTAATGTAACGATTCATAATTGGGCAAGATAACTTGAATGATAATTTATCCCCTTCATCTTTAGGCTTAATGATGTCTAATTGCACTTCAACTTTTTGAGTGAATTGGCTTTCATTAAGAATGACCATGTTAACGAAGATAAAGCGAGGCATCTTTAAAGTACCTTCAGCTTCTTTTACTTTGATGCTCATAACATAGTTGTCATCATCAGTTCTAGTAAAATCGCCTTCCGTTTGTGTTACGTATTTGAAGTTTCTAACAGCAATTAAAAGTTTTTCATAATCTTCGATTTCATGTTCATGAATTCGGAGTAAATCAAGCATTTCTTTTTGCGTTAAACTTAGATCAAAGATGGAGTTCCATTCTTTAAACTGTTCACTTTTTTGAAATGCGTATACAATTTTGTCTTGTGTACGATCTGTTACGGTACAGTCTGTTACGGCCACAACTTTTCTATCTGAATATGTAATAACGGATTTCTTAGGGTCGCCTTTAGCTTTTACGCCTTTAACGAATGATTCAGCACTACTAATTTCATATCTAAATCCGTGATATTGGAATATGTCATTGGCTTCACCACGACGAATAATAACTTCACCATTTGCTGCTTGTACATTTAAGTTAAATTTTTCTTCCATTGTGTTAACCTCTCTTTTCTGTTGTTGAATTAAATGTTAGAACTTCCAATTCTGGCTTTTCGTTGACATCGACTTTTACTGTGAAGTCATCCGCATAAGAACCAATAGCACGACGTGAGATAGCTGGTAATGTTGATTTAATATTGTAACCAAGTTCTACGATAGTATCAGTATCTGGAACTCGTAACATTTCAATGTTAATGGTGATTTTAGCTTTCTGACCTTTTGAGATTTTTCGTAATGCATCTTTGTACATTTCCTCAAATTCAGCTTCTAACTTTCCATCACAAATATTTGTTAGATTTAAAACTTGTTGTTTTTCATTCATTTGTTTTCTCCTTTTCAAATATATTAAGCAGCTCATTTAAAAGAGCCATTCCTTTTCGTTTTTCACACATATCTTTTTCGGCTTCTAAAAATGCTACAAATTGCGTAGTATTAAGATTTTTATGTCCAAAGTTATGAGCAGCTGCAGCCAAAAGGGTGGTAACTTCTAGTACTCCGTTATTAAATTCATCTTTATTTAAGATAAATTCCATATCATGACCGCCATTTTCTTTAGGTGTTAATATGATTTCGATTTTTTTTTGCATTTTTCTCCTCCATGGTATAATTACCTTAGGTATAATTTGCCTACGCCCGCTAGTCTTTCCATTTGCTATTAGCGGGCGTTTTCATTTTCGTATACATTGGCGGATACCCAAATCAGTCCACCAATAATAACTTGTAATAGAAACTGGAAAAACCCAATTCTATCGATTTCTAGGCTCCCAATGGATCCAATAATCCATATGAACGCCGCCCATTTTAAAGCAGTAATCATAACTTTAAATCGCCTCCTACCATAACCAGTAAATTACTGGTTATTTTTCTTATGCTTGTTTTCAACTTTTCATTTTCTTTTAGTAGTTCATCACGCTCCTTTTCTAACTTCCTGTATTGTAGTGGACTGTATTCATCTACAATCCCTACAAGGGCCTCGACTTCTTTTTTATTGAACCGTACTCCCGGAAGTCCTTTTACTTCACGTAGGATGCCACGCTCTCTTAAATTGTTGACGCTGCTTTCACTGCATTGCAGTAATTCCGCAACGTCCTTTATTGTATAAACTGCAGGATCCATTATTTTTCATCTTCATAAATGACTTTTGTATGGGAACTTATTAAAGGGTTCCGTTCGTCACGTTCATAAATAAAAGCTTCATTATCACGAATATTACCTTTTAAATATTATTGATGTGATTTTAAATCACTATACTTTTTAAAAAAAATAGACTTAACCTCAAGGTTTGATAAATGTAAAATTTCAGTTAATTTTGCAATTTCAGATGCCGTAAATTCGGTTACTCCATTGATTTTATTGTATAGTGTGTATCTTGTAATATTAAGCTGATTTGCTATCCACGAGATACGAAATCCTTTTTCAATAATCACATCTTTTAAATTCTTCATCTATTCACCCCCTTTATAACGTGATTTTTAATCACATCTATAATATACCCTATGGGTGATTATGTGTCAACAATAAATTACAAAAATGTTGATTTTT